GGCATCCGCTGGTGGTGGATCTGGCGTGTTTGCTGTCGGAGGCGGTGGAGCTGCTGGCACTTCCGGAGCTGTTCCGACTGCTGGATCTGCTGGAACTGACGGAAACAGCTATCGCGGCGGCAGTGGTGGTGGCGGTGGCGGGTCAACCGTGGCGGCATCTACAGCAGGTCAACCCGGTGGCGCTGGTGGTCGCGGTGGTGGTGGTGGTGGCGGTGGTGGATGCGGAATGAACCCTGGCCTTGGTGGAAACGGTGGCGCTGGTGGATTGGGGTATGCAATTGTCATGTGCTGGTAACTGAAATCGACATGTCAAAAATCTACATACACGACAACCAAACAAATCAGAGGATTGTTTTCTTCTGCCCCGCTTGTCGCATTCAACATTACGTGCAAGTGCTTGTGAAGCAGGGTGGTTCTGGGGCTGTTTGGGACTGGAACGGATCAGATGAGGAGCCGTCATTTACGCAGCCAATAAGTCTTACGATTGATAACCTGACAGGATCTCAACCGTATATTTGCAAATCCACAATCACCGATGGGCAGATTAAATTCGCGCAAGAAAGCACACATGAAATGGCTGGCCAAACAAGCCCGCTTCCTGATTTTTAACAATACTCCATGAAATTTATTACAGCATTCGCCGCAACTATCGCGTCGGTGTCGGCGGCTCAATTCACTTGGGATATTGTCACGGACCAATCCGTGATTGGGTACAAGGCATACTACGGGCTCTCAACAAACGTCATGTCCACTGTCGCAATCCAAGGAAGGACAAATGTTCTGGTTGACTTGAAGACAATGCTAAAGGGCACAAACTACGTGTACGTTACATCGGTTAATGACTCTGGTTTGGAAAGCCTTCCAAGCAACATTGTTGTTTACAACAATTCAACGCCTCCTGCCCCTCAAAATCTCGTCAGACAGGTCATTATTACAGTCAACATTCCATGAGCCTAATCTCTACTCAAATTGCTCCAGTTGGGGCTATTGGCGGATTAACAATCCGAGTCTATCCATTCACAGTTCTTACTTCAACCGGGCTTGTGTCGTGCGGCGGGGGTGACGTTTCTGTTACGAACAACACGGTCGGGTATATCATCGCCGACAAGACTACTGGGATTCCCGCGTACACAACTTCCGCTGGAACCGCGAACAAGATTTATCTAGCTAGGGTTGGCGCTACTGCTGGAACTGCTTCAGTCATCACATACATCGACAATGCTCCATATGACGCGGATGGCGGCGGCGGATCTGGCTCTGGAACCAAGCCTGCAACCGATGTCGCCTACAATTCATCCATCACTCCGGACATCAACTCGTATGGAATTTTCAATGTTGGAACGCTGACTGGGAATATCACAATCAACGCGCCAACTGGAACCCCATCAGACGGTCAAACCGCCACATTCAGGTTTACGCAAAACGGAACAGGCGGATGGACATACACTTGGAACTCTGCTTTCGCATTTGGAACGGATGTGGTTGCTGCCGATTTGCCAACGACTGCAAGCGCATCATTCGAGGTTTTGTTCAGGTACAATACTGCTTCCACAAAATGGCGGTGCGTTGGATTGATTCGAGGATTCTAATCTATGGCTACAGGAGACATTCTTGCGGTGCGCGTGCTTTCAGATGGTTATCACGCCGAGATTGACATTGAAAATCTTGCCGTTGGAGGAACTTACGCTTTTGGCCTTGGAGCAAACAACGACCCGAACACAGGCACTCCAAAGGTTGTTTTCAATGTTGTCAGCCTTGGATATGACGATTCAGGGGCTTCCACAACGGTGTCAAGGATGGTTTACGGGGTAAATTCTCAAAGGAAAGCATATCCAAATAACGCCTCTCTTGAGGAGGCTGTTGTAAGCACAACTTTGACTGTCCAAATACTCTTGTCTGATTACATTTTCCAGAAAGACAATGTTGGTGGTGGAAACTCAGGAACAGCGGTGACGTGTAACATTCTTTCTGGGTTCTACACAAAAACAGCGGTTCCAAACAACGCATCGTCTGGAATTGTTGTTACAAACAATTCAACTGTAGCGTACCCGAAGGTTGTCGCCAATTGGTCATGGCCTGGATACCAGTTGTATCAAGGGTCCACAGGAACAAACAGATGCGTCGCTTTTCACGCATACGGTCGATATGGAAGGCCGGTTCGTGTTGTAAAGTTTACAACTACAGACGGGACCGTAACGGACACTCAATACATCAAAGAGATGTCCATAGACAAGTCGATTGGTGATGCCGTGTATGTTCCTGAATACATCTGCACGTTCAATAACACCCAATTCACCCAAAGCGCCGCGCTGACGTGCAACTTTGTAGCTTATCCTTGGATTGGCGACTCTGGATCAATCTTGGACACATCTGTGGGAACCGCAGACCCGACTCCTTTGTACGGCCCGAAAACTGGGATTTGCGACAAGAACTCAACTTACGGAACCACTGTTGCATACGTCGATTCGACAAGTGGAAATAACGCAACAGGAGTTGCAACTGACATATCAAACGATTCAGCGGCTTCGGCGTCTCCATTTCTTAATATCGGAGCTGCTGCGGTTGCAATTTCTGCGTACAACAACTCAAATCGTTCAAGGAACGACTGTGGTGGTGGTATTATTTATTTGAAAGCCGGTTCACATGCGTTTGCCGGATCTTCTACTGCTGCAATTGGTGTTACTCCTGCTGTTTGGTGTACCATAAAACCAGCATCTGGAGTGTCTAGGTCCAGCGCGATTATAGCATCTAACGCCAGCTCCACAGATTTATCTGACAGGGTTAAGTTGCAGGGTGTAACAATCACTACGGCTACGGTAAACACTTTCTCAGGATGCCTCGCGCTATGGTTTGACCAGTGTGAATTCAACACATCGAATGTTGGGCTTGCGAACAGCTCCGGTGGAAATGTGTGGGCCACAAGAAATCTAGTCACTGCGCTTGGTCAAGGGTTCAGGCCGAACTCAACCGTGAATAATCCATGGGGTCTTGTTCGCGGTAATAACATGCCTGGGTTTTCTGGTACAATCCTGTGTTACACGACGCTTGGAAATCTTCGCGGAGGCACTCCTTCTGGGTCTACTGTTTTGACGACAGATTACAGCGGAATGCTAGCGCCCCAACCCGCAAACAACATCATCGCGTACAACAAAATAATGAACGGGCAGAACAGCACCGTTATGATGTCGTGTAACACATATTTTCCAAACTTATACGGGACAGCGTTTGTGCAAAATGTTCTTGAGCATTCCCAGAGGCACGCGGCTGGCAACGCTCTTGCTGACTTGTCTAGCTCGGATAACGTTTCAACAAACACCCCCTGTGACAACTTCATAGTCTGGAACAACACGTTCGTCGGAGAAAGATGCTTTGTTGGATACAACGATTCGGCTACTCCTTCAGTTGTAAAATATCGACGGTACTGGTCGCGTAAAAACAACGCATGGGGGAGGTCGGCCAACAAGGGTGATGTATTTGGAACCGCAGACGGTGTTCGTGTTGGTGGTTGGCCTTGCACGTTTGGGCCAAACTGCTCAGGAGAGCATCACAACCAAAACACACAGTCGTTGCCTGGAAACTTCTACATGGAGTTTGCTGGAATAAAAACCTACCAGCCAGCAACTTCATCTTACGGCACAGTTGCCCAAATGGGGTTCAAGAATGCCGCTTGCATTGTTGAGAATCCGCTCCTCACATTCACATCCGGCGCTGGAAACGGAGACTACACTCCAACCGTGGCGTCTCCGTTAAACTCTCAAGCTCTTGAGCTTCTTATTCCTTGGGATATTGACGGAAACCCAAGAAGCACATACGACGCTGCTGGAGCTTACGCGCTTCCAAAATCCGCCTTCAGAAGCAACATGATGATGTGTTGCTAGGAAATGGTGATGGTGTAAACGAGAGTCTTATCGTTCACATCCACAGGGTCCAGACCGTTTTCCCCTGCAATGTTGACAACGTAAACCCCGGCTTCGGTCGGGGTTCCTTCTAATGTCTTGGTCCATCGGTTGTAAGTGATCCCAGGGGGCAAGTCTCCGCTTACAGTCCAGATTACAGCGCCGTCACCTTGCCATGTTCCAAAGTCATTCGACTCATCATGGAAGCTGTGGGAGTACTCGACGCCAACAGTTCCGGTTGAAGCGGTCGCGGAAGTGGTGAGCCACTCAAACGCGATGGTCGCATCGGGGTAATAAAAGCACGGGTCTGACTCGAATCCGCACACGGCGCGAGGAAGCGTGGCGTAGATGTCGGGCAAGTCTTCAGCCGTTTCGGCGTCGAAGAACAAGTCGCAGTTGGTAAGCGACGTGAGCCACGACTTCACATCTTGCGATCCTTTGCCATCGCACCGAACCATCCCGTCTCCGTCACCGATGGCCAATCCGATGATGCACACAAGGAAATCATGTTTCCTCATTTCCTCAGCGACGCTTTCTGGGTCAATCTCACAGACGTTGTTACCGCCATCGGTGAGCAAGATCACGCATTTACGCGCACTGGAACGCGCCCGTGACGAAGTGAGTTCATCAAACGCGGCCTGTAATCCGCCTCCAATTGCTGTTAGGCATACCAACTTCTTCTTACCAGTAACAGGATCGGCCTGAATGCACTGGCTGAAGTCTGGGTCAATGCTTGCAACCGCAGATTCTACGGCAGTCTGGCTACTTGTAAGCGTCGTGTGAACCGTGGTGTTCGACTCCCAAACAGGGGTAGCTCCAGTTTCGTCAAGGGTGCCAGAGAACGACACGACAGCAACTTGATCGGTGGTGTACTCGACGTTGCGGACAAAGCCAATTGTAGCCTCAATGGCGGACTGCATCCGAGTCTTCCCGTCGCTTCCAACGTCCTGCATGGAGCCAGATCGGTCGATGACGAGGCAGAAGTCAACCTCCCCATCAGCGCACGCTGTTTGGATAGTTAGCTGCGCGAACGCATTGTATGTCCGGAACGTAGCCGCAATCGTGGTGATTCCTTCGGCAACGCCTGTTGCATATCCTGTGGTTGCAACTGTCGCAACTGCTGTATTACCAGCGGTCCAAGTGGATACGTCGGTGACATCCTTCTCGCGCCCATCCGAGAACACCAAGATGGCTCGGAACGGGTAGTATTTTCCAACCTCGGTTGAGCCTGACGTTGGGTTGATTCGCAGGCGTAGGATTGTTACCGGGTTGCCGTTGGAATCGGTGCAAATATCTGGATGGTCTGCTGCATACAGAGGGTCTTGACACTCCTCTGGATTGTCAGCCGCGTTGCTTCCGCATGAGCCAGCGCCACCGTTCGATGTTGTGCATGTCGCTGTAGTGACGTTGAACTTCATGGGTTGACTTGTACCATTACAGATCCGTGATGTCGATGATTTCGCCGTAGCTGCCAGCTTGATTGGTTCGGATTGATGACGGGATCATGCTCGGGCGTGTATTGCAAACGGGCTGGCGACCAATTGCTGCGAGTGTTTTCATGGTTCAACAAGTGTCCAACCAACTGTGGATGTGTCCGTATTCGATGAAGACGTGATCGTGAAAGAAACACCGTCAACACGCGAAGAAACCCTCACCCATCCAGGTGTTCCTCCGTCCGCTTGTGACGTGAGGAAAATCAATGTGTTCGGAGTTATGAGAGCGCCAAGCGACACGGTCGCAACACCGGCAACAAGCGCAACAGATCCAACTCTCTTAAACCCAACGGGTCTGTTTCCGGCGTTGAAGTACTGCCGAAAACCCTTCGTGGAATCGAACCACAAATCTCCTTCACCAAGGACTGTTGGCGCGATGTTCGTGAATCGAAACTGACCCTCTCTGAGGATTTGCAACTTGAGGGAGACTCCTTGAGGGGTTGATCCGCTGGCTCCTGGGTCTGCGGTGTAGAAACTAAAGGCTCCATTAGCCATAGCCGCCCCTGTTCCACCGGGAGCGACCAAGTTGAAATTGCTCGGGGCAAGATCAACACCACCGATCCTATTCTCCGAATACAGATTTGAGGATCGAGCCGCGCCAGAGTTCCCAGAGTTTGATCCGATCCACATCTGAATCGCTGAAGCGTTTGCAAACATGGACATGAAGTACAAATTCAGGTCCAAGTCTGCCCAAAGCAGTGCGTTGGTTGAGACACGTGCGGCGACCGTCTGAGGGCTCCCTCCGGTCTTCTGCATGACAAGACAATCGCCGCTGGAGTTGATTGTTTTGATCGGAACACCAACGAGCGCAGAGTTGCCAAGCACTGCTCCAGTCGATGAAAGCTCCAAGATGTCCTGAGTTGCGTCGCAGTACACTCTCTTGGAAGTAGCCACGTCCCAGTACCAACCAGTATAAACTTCAGCAGCAGATACGGCGCTCTTGTCGTCGAACTCAACCTCTTTGGTTCCAGCTTTGTGCATCAGGATGAACCCATTCCGTTCTTGGAGCATTCCAATGCGGACCCTGTTCGTGTTTCCTGCCCTTGTTCCAAGGTCAAATGCGTAAGGGAATTTTGGAGGCGAACCTCCAAAATTCTGGGTCGTCATTATCCCAGCAGATCCAAGGTAGACATAAACCGGAAGGTTAAGCGAAACGGTGGTAGACTCGAATCGGATTGCCACCGGAGTAGTTGTCGTGTGGATCGTGTCCCAACTGGTTCCATCATCAAGCTTATGCCTAGCGTAGAATGCCCCAATCCACATGCTGTTGGAGTGATGTGTTGATGACGCAGGAGAAACGTAAGCCGAGTATCCTGGGCCAATCAGCAATCCGGTTCCACACACTCCATCACATAGCAGATGGTTTATCTGCATCATTATGTTGCGAGACACGTATACGCACGCTAAGGCGTGCTCCTCGGAAAGAAGCCGGTCAAACTTCGACACGGTAGGCATGCCAAGAAACCCGTAGGTTCCGTAAGCCAGCGCCGGTTGGTCGAGCGTATTGACCATTCCAGTCCTCCCGTAATCGTACCTACGCCCGCCGTGGGTGTAGATTTGATTGTTGAAGAAGAAGTCGGTAGTCGAGATCGCCCTTGGCACACACCAGCTCGCCACCTTGCAGAACATGATCGAGATGCTACCGATTCCAGGGCTTCCGCCGAAGCAGCGAGGCCCGATTCGGATTCCAACTAGGCACTGCCGAATCGACACGTTGTCGATTACCGGCGCGGTGGACAGGTACGTTGGGCTGGTGTTTTTAACGAAGATGCCAGTGCATCCAATTGATGCTGGATCGTAAAAGTCAGTGATACCACCTTGGCTTTCTTCAGTCACCTTTGGAGTAAAAACGACTTTGCAAGCTGTTGTAAGCAAACCTCCAACTGACCCATTTACTGAGCTGTAAGTGTCCGTTCCTGCTTCTAGCGTGATTGTCGTCAACCCGCCAGATGACGACATGGATATGTACCTACCAGTGCCAAGACACGTTCCCTCATTGTCGAAGAAGACGCAGACATTATATGCCGAGTAAAGAGTCGATTCCATCCCAGAAGGAGCATCAGCATCGGCCACTGAGAACACGGTTCTTGACGTGACGCTCGTAATAGACTTCTTGCCTTGGATGTAAGTTTCAACGTACCCAACTATGTTGATGTTTCTAAATGAAGGTAAACGGTAGTGCGGGTCGTCGTTTTTAAGGTCATACACAATGCAGTGGCCGCCGTGCTTGAAATGGATAGAGGCGTACTGATTATTGTCGTTTGCTCTGCCGCCAACCTTCGCCCCTCGAAAATCAACAGCACCCTTAATAACGAGAGGTGCGCTCGTCACGAACATTCCATGTATCTCAACAGCAAGACCAAGCTTCCCAGACGAACCAGCGTCTTTTGACCAGCCGTAGGTAGGCTCGGCTGCAAAGTCGAGTGCGGCTTGAAGGATGGCCCAGGAATCCGTTGTGCCAGTATTGTCGGCACCCATGTCCAAATGCGGTCGAATTACATCCTCATACCATCGAAGGAACATTCCACCCCCTGAAGACGGAGCGATTGCAAGACCTGGTATTGCGGCGATTGAGCTTGCGGAATCGTACCAGTAATCACCCTCTCCACCGTCTCCAACAGCGGCCCTTCCAAGCACTCTAAACGCTGTTCCATTTGGTATTCCAGTGGCCGCAATCGCTGCAAGGTCGCTCCAAAGCGGCACAACTCTGACTCCTGACTTTGAAACAACCCAATCAGCATCCAGCAACCCAGAACCAAGAGTGTATTCTGTTCCGTTAGAAACAACAAACACCTTCATGCCAGCTTTGCGGCGACCTGAAGGAATGGCGTTCCGTTCGGTGATGTTTGCCACAGTTCGATACCCACCCCTTCCCCACTCTTCCGAGTGAGACGGATACGTATCAGCCGAATCCGTTGGAGCAACGAATCCTGTGACCGGAACTGAACCTGAGATGTATGGCATGTTTAGAGAGAGCCGAATTGAGTTAAGATCCAGGCTGAACCGTCCCATTCAACCTCGCACCAAGTTCCAACGGTGAGATTCTTGAGCCCACCGATGTCCCAGTTGAAAGCGCCTGTGGATGCGGATGTCCGAGTAAATCTTGCCTTCGTTCCGCGCTGGGCGAATGAAGATGAAAGGGTAACTGTTCGATTTGCCGTGATTGGAGCTGTCAGCACTTGCGTCCACCGGCTAACCAATGGAGAGAATGTAAACGTCGCGCTTGCATCCACTGATATTGTCGAAACGCCGATAATGTTCGGATTCGACATCGTGTGCCACGCGCTGCCGAGCCTGCCGTAGAATATGCTGTCCGTGGAGTTTGGGTAGATTGCCCCGTTGTCAATTCCAACAGATGGAGCGGATGTCATCGTTTTAATGATGACACCCCCCTCGCGCATCAACGCGAACTTCTCGGTCTGAGTCTGAACAGTTGTCCCCGATGAGCCTGCATTTGGAGTCAGGAACCGAATTTTACCACCCCCAGTTGACGATCCAGTGCCAGAGCCTGCAACGATGTAAAAGTCGCCCGCAGAAACATCTGTTCCAGAAGCTGTCGATGGCTGCTCTCCGTAAATTAAAGAGCTTCTTGGAGCGATTGGAGATCCACTTGACCCAATGTTGATGCTTGTATCTGTTACTGAAGACGATACGTTTAGAGCGGTGTTGCCAACGTATGAATTCTTCAGCCGCATCACGTTGGAGTTGCTGCTCAGCTCAAACTTCCATTCACCAGCAACATCAGACCTGCCAATCGTCAATGGGCTTCCTGTTGCATCGGCGTAAATTGTAACGCCTCCAGTCTTCTGAACAATCGCCGTCTCCGTAGTGTTTCCAGTGGATGAAAGAAGCGTATCGACTTGCGATGGGTTAGCTTTAAATGCGTTCTGCCCAATGTAGTTCTTGCCGCAATTCGCATCCACCCATATTCCGTAAGTTTGCGCGTATGTGTTCCAGTCCATCATGGAATTCCCAAGAACAACGTTGTTCTTGGAGCCGTTTCGGAGATACACGCCTGCGGATGTTGTCGCCTCAGAGGTGGCTGTTAAACTGTCGTATCCGTTAAGGTTGAGAAGATTCCCGGTGATGACGTTCTCAGTGCTGTTATTGCACGCGATTCCAAAGTTCTGGTTTTGGTCGCAACGATTTCCTGAGAGGACGTTGTTGTTCGCGCCCCCAGAAAGGTACGCTCCAGCCGCCGCTCCATGCCATGCGTAGTAGGTTCCAGATCCACCAGTGACAGCTAAATATGTTCCAGCTACAGCATCTTCGTAACTGTACGCCAACTTGATCTTCGTGCTGCTTACTTTGATTACCCAGAATACCTTGGAGTCAAGCGCGACGGATGGATACCGGGTCAGTGTCGGAAGAGTGGCACCGGAATCCGCAGATAATTCAACTGGCATTCCAGTCTCAAAGTCATGCGTTGATGCAAGCGTCAACTCATCGCTTGCCACACCGGAAACTTGGAACTGCCCTTTGAAGTTGTTGTAAAGGAAGTTGCCAAGATACTGCTGCTGCCATCCGTTAGCTCCAGCAATCCAAAGAGCGGGACCAGCCGCGCCTCCGAACTTGGATTGAGACATGAATCCATCAGCGCACGAGAATAAGAACACACCCTTGTTAGCCGTTCGGCCTCCGTTTCCGTAGCAATCGACAATATCCAAAGTGTTGCACTCATATGCCCAAACCGCATATCCACTTGGATTTCCAAAGTTGCAGTTGTCCAATCGAATGTTCCACGCATACTCCACCTTAATAATGTGGCAGTCAGAGCGCGTCTGATTTGCTGAGTTGCCGAAGAAATTGATTCCGCGAATCGTATTCCCGGCGACGTATTTAATAGCCGGATCTTTAATGAGCGTGTGCGTTCCGGATTGCGACCCACTTGTGTTGATGACAGCCCCACCACTTGTCGCTGAAATGGTAAGCGTATCAGCAGTTGGTACTGACTGGACGTAGTAGATAGTGGATGCCGCGATTCCCGTTGGCAGAGCGCCTGTTGTAGTGAACGCGACTCGACGCCCAACAGTGAGCCCGTGCGCGGTGCAGGTGATAACGCCTGGAGATGCGACTGTGACAGTCGCGGTCATTGTCAACCCGTCGTCCGTGTATGAAAAATCGTACCGCTTTGATGCGTCGGAAAGATCCCAGACCATCATTGGGCAGTTTGCGCCGTCTGCGAGACGGATGCGGCTCGCACCAGCAACCAACCCTGAAGAACTAACTGCGTGGCTTGTGAATTCGTTGTCTGTAAACACACACCCAAGCCCAATCACATCCACCCTATATCGGTTGACGATTGAGTTCGAGATCCAGAAGTCGCCAGCCGGGATGAACACCGATGCGCGAACGTCTGTCGGCCCAATCGTTGGGGTTCTCGCCCAGTTGATTGCGTTGTTGATGGGAACGGAGTTGTCGAAAGTTCCAGCGGGTGTTAATCCACCGATGTCCTTCGTCGGTTTTGCCCCAAACCAGAGAATGTTGATCGGCTCACCTTCCCAAACGCGATGAAACCTACCGGAGTTGTCAGCCGGTTGCAGAACCATTGCTCCGTCCGCCGCTATCGTGCTGGACGACGAGAAGTAAAAGTGACCTGATCCACCGTAAGCCTGACTCTCTCTGTATCGGCAGAAGAACATTGACCCATCGACAAGTTGAGATCCGTTCAACGCCTCCAGCTCCGAGTATGCGCCAAGCTCCATTGTTCCGTATGGGTTTTTCTCCCAGTCTCCATTTCCAAGACCAGCCCCAAGGATGTACTCCATCTTGTTGGCCAAGACCTTAACAACCATTCCAGCCTTGCGCCTTGCGGCAGGGATGGCATCCCGATCCGTTACAGTGTCAACAGACCTGTACCCACCTTTGCCGTATTCCTCTGAATGCGATGGGTATGTGTCCACTGAGTCTGTAGGAGCTACAAACCCGGTTACTGGTACAGATCCGGAAATTGGCATGGTTTAAGAGACGATAACGGAGGTTACTCCCGCGAGGGTGTTGAAAGAGCGGTAGAGTCGGTACAGCGTTGAACCAACCGTTACCGTGGTGTACGTGAGCCCGTTCGATGTGGAAGCGTATCCAAGCGACGCATCGGCAAGAGACAGCGCGAACGCTCCAACCATCATGCTTACCGGGTCTTCAGAGTCTGGGCACGCAAAGTAGAGATACCCGGTTCCAGCCGCGTAGCTGTTAGTTCGAGCAACACTGCTTGCAGATGCAGAGTTCGATAGCGCCTGGATTTGAGCACCAGTGAGCGTCGTGTTGGTAGAGCGACCCCAGTACAAGGTGAACGTGTCGGCGGGCGGCACGTACTCGCTATCATCCGTTCCATCGTCAATGGTCGTTCCGTCAACGTTCACGAACTCGAAATTCAACTCACTGCAAGTGGCGGTAATTTTCAGAGCGCCGTTCTTGGTGTTGTACCCGTAGGCTTGGTCAACGGGGGATGCGATGAACGAGTCGAGAGTCCGACCACCAGTACCAACCACGTAGTATGGGAACTTGGAAGCGCCCTTCTCAATGCGCTCGTAGACGTGCGAGTGGCCACTCAGAACAGCGTCAGCGCCCCAAGCTTCAAACGGCCATCGAAGGATTGTCTTGCCGGGGGTGTAGCTTGATCCGTTCGTGTAAGGCGAGTGGTGCAAGATGACCAGCTTCCACTTCGCTGTGGACTGAAGCAGCTTCGCTCGGAGCCACTGGGCCTGAGCGTCAGCGGATGCGACTCCGGCGGTTTCAACCATGTCTCCAGCCGTGTTGTATCCGCTGTTCAATGCGAATACGTGGACGTTTCCAATGACTACATCGTAGTACCTCTGGTTGATTGGAGTAGGGAAGTATTCGAGATAAGGCCCACCATTGTCCGTATCCAAGTCGTGGTTTCCAAGCACGGGCCAGAACTTGTTCTCGGTCGCAGTGGAGTCGTAGCTTCCGACGTATGGGTAGATGTAGTCGGCGTAGTACTTGCCCACGTTCTCGTCAATCGTGGCCGCGCTGCCAGTCTCGTAGTTGTTATCACCAAGAGCCAGAATAGCATCAGGACTCCAACCCTTGACTAGATTAGCGACGGCCAGCTCGTTTGCATCATCCACGCCATAGTCTCCAAACGCCGCAAGCACAGTTGTGTCCACGTTAGTTGTCGGAGTCGCAGCTTCAGGCGTGGTGTATGTCGCGAACAGTGATTTGATTTCCTCATTGCACGGCTCGGCTTTGCGTTGACGTGTAAGTTCGTTGCATTCGTGGATTAAGTCAGCGCGGGATTCTTCAAACGCAGCTTTAACCGCATTTGTGCCAGCTCTGTCACTGGAGTAAAGATCCTCAAACTTCCAGCGCACGTACTCGCGAACCGCCCGGTAAAGGTCAGGATCATCCTCTTCAACCAAGTCGCTATCCGCCCACTTCGTTTTGATTCCGCTCCACTCCACGACAACCTTCTCGTCGCTTTGAATCCACGGGGCAATGATGATTCGAGCGCCAGATCCGCGAGTGTCCAAAGCCCAGAGCCCGGTCAATGCGCGACCAAACTCAGAGTCCGTTGTTGATTCAGGGTACTTGAAACCAAGAGGCAACGGGTTCAACCCGCTGTTGTCAGGCGTAGAAACGATCTCAGTGAACCGGCGCGACCAGCATTGAACCTCTCGCGGAGTTGTCTGGTGATACGTGACAGGCTGGCAATACTCGTCGCCTTGCACCACGTACACTTTAGTAATCCTACCTTTTGGAGCGTCAATAACCGTAGTGCCACACTTGAAGTAAGTGGAACACTGGGCGAATACACTTTCATTCCGCTCGCGATAGCACGGCACCCACTTCTGGATGTCAACCATCGCCTCGACGTACAGGTTTCCAATGGCATCGACAAGGTTCTCGGGAACGCCATCGGGCCACAGGATCGAATTGCACGCCGTCTTGAGTTGGGCGAAAGTGTACGCCATAGGTTATTCAGGGAGGGCGACCTTGGGAAGTTTGCCAGTTTGAGGTTTCGGACTCGTCTTAGGTTCAGGTGGCGCTGGAATCACTGGAGCTGTGGGTTGGTTTTGGGACTCAGCCACCGCCGCAGGCTTTACACGAACGTTTCTTGTATCCTGCGAATTCTGCTGGCCAGGAACTAGGGCGTCCCTCCCATCCCCCGCCCTTCCTCCCGCCCAATCCGGAAGCAACGGAATCAAAGAAGTTTTTTTTTCAACGTAGAGTTCTGAGTATTGACCCTCTGTAATCGACTCGACTCCGCCAACACGGTCACTCATCAGTTTGGCAAGCTCTCCAACCCAATACTTGTGCTTCTCATCCGCGTCATCCAAAGCAAGGAAGGACCAGCTTGTAGTTAGCGGCTCGAATGGAATTGTCTCCCCGTTGCCATCCTTGACCTTGTTGGTCGGGAAGGCTTTTCGATAGTAGTGCTTCATGCGGACTTTATCGTTACAGAAAAGGATAATGCATGCCAAACAAAAAGGGGGCACCGCACTCGCGGCACCCCCTCGCACTAGCAGCACCACCAAATTACTGCTTCTCCAAGTCTACGGACAAGCGGAAGGTCTGGTTCGCGACAGGGGTGAACGCGCCTTCTGCAATCACCTGAACCCACAGGTCGGACGAGGTGCCATCCGTATCGTAAGGAATGAACAGGTTTGTAGCCTCAGCCCAACCAGTGGCGGAGCCAGCCGTAGCCGCAGTAATGCTTGCGGCGGCGGTTTTATGGATGAACGTGCGGTAATCGGTGTAGAAGTTGTTGCCGATAATCGCGTTGTCCAGCGTTGCCGCAGGCGGAAGCTGACCTCCCGTGGTTGCGGATTTGAAAATCGCCAACGAGAACGAAACGCTTGTGACGTTTGCGCTGTTGGTTGCCAATTTCCACCCGCGAATTGCACCGGAGCCGCCGGGTCGAGCAGCGGTCACAATGCGATTCCACTTCGCCACAGTGCCACCAGAGGTGTACGCCGCGTTACCAGCGGAACCGTCCAGAGAGAACGTGGTAGAGCTAAGAACGGTCACGCGGAACGTGCCGTTAGCGTTGGTGTTGCCGCCAACAGAAGCAATCGTCACAACATCCCCAGTGGAGAAGCCGTGAGCCGCAGTGGTGATGACGATTGGCGTGGCGTTTGTAGCGCCAGTGACCGCCAAGTTAGTCCCAACAACATCCTGAACGGAGTAAGCCGTGGTGTCGTTAGGCCGAGTGAACGCATCGGCGTAAGCAGTGTAAAGAATACCCATAGTGTTAGTCTCCTAGGTTGAATTAGGGAGTGTAGCTGATTTGGGAGAACCCGTAATCAACGCGAGATTGAAGCGGGCATTCCACGATCATGGTGAGCGTGGTCGAGTTCATCGACACGCGCTCAGTCGGGTTTTCCATCACGCAAGCAAATGTTGCGTCGATCTTGGACAAGTCGGACAACTCGCCAACGGTGTGAACCTTGTGGTTGGAAGCAACCATCGCCGGGTACACAGACCCGCCGAAGTCAACAGTCCAGAGGTAACGACCAGCTTGTTCGTAGGTGGAACCAAGCGCGTCCTTCAAGTCGTCAAACGCTTCATTTACGATGAAGTTGATGACAACGCCAGCGGGCTTGGTGGGCACCTTGAACGAACGCCAGTAGAAACCGAACTCCTCCATCGCTCCAGTAGTGATCTTGGCGTCGATCTGGATCTGAGCATCAGCGCCGTAGCGATCCTTGTACCAATCAATGAAGGCCGTTTCAGCCTGAGCCGCAGTGTCGGAATCGGTGTACACGTCGATTGAATCAACGGGCCGGTTCGCGCTCTTACGGGCGCGGTACAGCGGATAGATGTACGTCTCAACCCAAGTGCGCGGATTCAGCGCGGTGTTCTGGTAATCCAACGCCTGACCGCAAGCGCGGAGCTGGGGAAGGACACCAACCAAGTTGGCCCGGTAGGCCATGAGCTGACCGCCAGTGCCGGGGTCAACGGTAATACCACTGTTGATGGACGTGACCTGCTCCAAGTTCTTCCACAGCGCCAACGTCTGGTTGGAGCTGATAGGCTCTTGGAACAAAAGCGCGTTCACCATTTCCCGGCGATACTTCACCTCGTCTTGGCGATTGCGTTCAGCCTCATCAAGATCCACGAACTTCGCGTACCAGCCGTTGTCGCGGAGCAATTGAGCGCGAACCTTTTCGTATTCGCTCGAAACACGGCGAGCTTGGCGCGTGGTTTGCACCCAGAAAGGCACTTCTTTCTTGGTGTTCACGTTGATGCGGTTGCGGCAATAAGCCTCAACATCCATCACGTTCGGAGGAAGCAAGCGAACCACGCCGCTGGAGGGAGCAGCGTTGAACCAAGCAGCCGCGTTGTTGTCGGTTTCAGCCTTCAGCAACAGGTCAACGTAGGTGGGCGTGGTGACTGCTTCTGGTGCCGTATCCAAAATACGGTACACCGTGGTTTGCGTGGTTCCACCAGAGGTCAAAGACTGGATCACAATCTTGTAACCAACTGGGAAGTAGTCGGAACTGACAGAGAGGGTGTACTTCGGGGACACGCGAATCACGCGGTCGCCGGTATTGATGGCGGGGGAGCCATCAAGCGGGCCGGTGGAAGACGCGGTGTACGTGGTGCCAGTGTCGGAGAACGGAGAGTTTCCAGAACCAGCACAGCGCCAACCGGCAGAAATGGTCCAGCTCTCATCATTGAGAACCGAGTCTTGAAGGCCAAGAATGAAAGGCTCAATAAGGCCGGGACCGCGAGCTACGCTTCGGGGCTTCCAAAGCGCACTTCGATCCTTCATGCCGGACATGATCCAGTCCCAGAAACCCATGCGCCGGATGCCGCACATCTGCATTTCAAACTGATGCGCGAGCCACGTCTTTAGGGGATTCCAGGTGGAGTCCGAGGAGTTGTAGTACCACGCCAAAACCTCAGTGGGCGTAGCCGCCTTGAGCTGGGTTCGCGTGAGGGAGCCGCGAGTGTCATACGAGTTGTTCGTGATGACACTGCACTGGCCGCTGTCGATGATAGATTGCGTAGGCATTGTTGCTAAACACCCCAATCAGGGGATGTCAGCATCATCGCCTATTGTAATAACTTGCAACCGCACTAATGGGATCGTCCGATTTGGACGCAGCGGGATCAACAGGGGGGACTTTCCTGTCACCTCCATCCATGTTTGGAGGTGATGGTCGGTTAGTGCTGTATTGGTTATTACCACCAGCGGCCTGTTGCGACTTGGAACCAGATTGCCCGCCTTGTTTTTGGAGGCGTTTTGCGTAGAGCTGTTCCGCTTCTGCAATGTCTTGCTTCACGACATGGGCAAAATCCTTCAGAAGCATGTTCTTTGCGATGTCAGGTTTGGCAAAGATCGTCCAGTGATTCGCCTGTTCACGCGGAGACATTTGCAGGAAGTCGTCCAGCGTTGCAAAGTCCTTGCGACGGCCATTCTCAACCAGCACTTGGGCGTCCTCGTCCAGTTGTGAAATGTCCTGTTCGTATGCGCGAAGCCGTTCGTCAATGACGCCGTGCAGCTTGTTTCCAACAGGATCGAACTGAACTGTGGAGCCGGGTTTCAGAAGCTTGGTCATCTCTGAAATAACGGTGTTCGCATCCGAAACGGCTTTGGCTACAAACTTGTGCGAGAACTCATCCTCTGAAGCGAGATCCTTTAGCGTGGTTTCCTTACCCAACAACTCGGACGCAAGCTTGTCTCCAACATCGGCAGTGGCTTCCTTTGCGGAACGCTCCGCCTCGGCTTGCTGTTCAGCCTTCTGGCGCTTTGACTGCTCCTCCTTGTGAAGCCGCTCAACTTGCTCTTTAGCGCGCAGATCGGCTCGTGCATCAACGTAGTCGTCGGTGTCGAACTTCGGCTCGTGCTTGGAATAGAAGTCCTCGTGAGCGTCATCCCCAGCGTCAAACGATTCGCCGGGATTATCCTTCTCCCACTTCGCCTTGTAAGCCTTCTCCAGCTTGGTGAACGTCTTAAACTTCTCAGGAAGCGTGGCGTACTCAGGGTTCTCCTTGGCCATCGCCTCGAAAACCTTCAGGCGAACAGCGTCCTTTCCTTCAACTACGGGAGGTTCTTCCTTATCCTTCTCAGAAGGCTTCTCGCGGATCTTATCAGCCAGCTTATCAAAGCCTTTTTCAATCCTATCAGCCACGTCATCCTCTGATTTGGCGGGCTTTCGAGGCTTCTTATCAACAACCTTATCAGCCGGTTTATCAGCCTTGTCAGCCACCTTCTCAGGCTCCTGCTTCGGCTTGTCTTCGGGCTTCTCGGGTTTCGCCTCTTCCTTCTTGCGCTCACTACGCGGCTTACCAAGGTACTCAAGGGCACCCTTGACCCGTTGCTCGATTTGCTCTGCTGAAAAATGTTCGAGTGTAGGTTTTGGAGATGTTTCCTTGGCGTCGGATTTTGGCGCTTCGGCTGTGGGTGTTTGTGTTGCAACTTGGGGTGCTACTTCGGGTGCGTCTGGTGTCATAGTGCGATGTCAAAGAGGGATTCATCCCCATCCTTGAAAATGGTGCGTAAAATTTCTGCTGTGATTCGAGATTCGATTGCGGTTACGGCGGTGGCATTTGCAGCGAGCTTTTGCGGGCTGTTCTCGCTAGCTCCAACGGCGAAGTTTGCGTGGGTGTCCTCGCAGACATTCCCGCCGCAATCCATTTGAGCGACCAATGCTCGATTCTCTAGGAGTTGGCAAAAGACCTCACATGCCGGGTCCGCCAACCATGCCTTGATCTGGGATAACTTCTCCTGCTGGAGCGGGATTAACTTGAACGGGTTGTTGAGGTGCATTTGTGGCTAGTGCTTGCTCGATCTGGCCTACCGCTGCGGACAGTTGGGAAATGGATTTGGAGTTCAGCGTCTCTTGCTGCGCCAGTTTTTGAATGACGCCAGTGATAGGCTGCAACTGCTGCGCGACCTGCTGCATGATCTGTTGCGCCATCTGTTGCTGGCCCTGCGCTTGTTGTTCCAACGCCTGAGCCATCTGCTGGGCAATGCCTTGGATCTGCTGGATGACCCAATCCTGGCTAGCGGGAGCGTTCGGGTTGGGCTTTCCATCGACTCCGATTGGAGACGTTGCAGTAGGCTTGATGCGCCAATCGCGAGGAAGCTGGAACACGTCGAGTGTGCGGTTGAATAATCCAACGACCTGTTCTGGGCCAACGGCCTCCAATAGTTTAGGAGCCAATGGCGCAAGAAGCTGGACCATCTGCGTTCCAATAGCGACGGAGTTGGATCGGTCCTGCCCATCGCGAACAGAGCTGAAGTACTCCATGCGAAGCGCCTTCTTCGGGATGGACACCTTCCACTTCTCTCCACCCTTCTCGTCCACTGTGAATCCCATTCGCTCCAAGTCTTGCACGTTGAAATCGTCAGGGTTGATGTAGCTGTAGAACTCGCTCTCGCCGTAAGCCATCAGGTACGTGTAGAGCTGCCCCTTCAGCGCATAGATGGCGTTGTCGATTCCAAGCCCCGTGTACTGCAAGCGGACGCTGGTAGACTGCGAGATAACGCGCATCTCTTCGGCGCTTTGTTCGTGACTTGAAGCTGAACCAACCTCTTGAGCAGACATGACAAGCGACCTCTCCATGAGTGAAATCGCCATCTGCACAGCGGCCATGATTCCGTTGATGTCGTGACGCGGGAACTGGACCGAATGCACCGCGCTTTGGACTGTCTGTTGCGCCCGTTGAAGCTGGCGTCCAGAGATTGGAACCAGATTCAGCGACGTGTAGTAGGACTGGCCAAGGTTCTGGATCAGTTGTCGCGTCGGCTCATCCATGAAGTCGCTGTTGACGAAGCTCAAGTTCGCCAAGTTGGACTTCACCGAAAGCAACTGCTGTGTGAACAGGTTGGAAATCGCAGCTTCCCAAGGAGCGCATTCCAGCGTCATGGACACGTTGAACAGGCGCGTGTCGTCAGTGTCATAACCCCAGTACGTAATAGGGCATCCCGGCAAAGGAGCCGCATACAGTATCGAATCGTCGGACGCTACGATAAACCACATCCAGATGGGGTAATCGTAATCGCCAAGCCCGTAATCCGAAGGCACTACCTTCTCGAAATGGTTTGCAACCATGACCGGGGCGTCATTGTGGTTGCTGGTGTAAAGGTGGCTCGTCTCGGTTTCGCGCTGGATAGTGGACCAATCAGGGGTTCTGAAATTGATTCCAGCAAGGACGCATCCGTTCTGCTGGAAGAATGCGGTGGCGCGAGAATCAGCGAAGTTCTGGCGAGAGAACGAAATCTTCTCGACGTTCCACAGCTTCTTGTTGCCAGCAACCTCCGCATACCGCTTCACGCTCCAGTAACCCCCAAACTCAGCGCCCGTATCCGTGTTGAATGTGGCGGCAGGGTTGTTCTGGTCGTAGTAGGTCCAGCTAGGGTGCGGCAGTTTGAATCGAAGCCCCTCTCGAACGACGTGCTCCTTTTCGTTTTCGTCCAAATGCTTCTCCGACCACCAGTTCTCCTTAACAAACTGAAGTTGTTGTCCGTACTCGACAGCCTTGCGAATGACCTGTTGAAGTTGGTGACGGTATCCAAGCTGGTTGGACATCAGCTCCATTCGATCCGTCACAACCTCACACTTCTTGCGAGCATCACCAGCGTCATGCTGCGGCTCCCACTTGAACAGCGGAACTTGAATCCGGTCGATGGTCAGCTTTGCGGCACGAACAAGGGAGAAAGAACGGGCGAGGGGAACGAAGACGTTGAAGAACTTGGGAACGTCGAGATAGGTTGTTTTCTTCCCAGTCTTAGGGTCAGTCTTCTCCGTAACAAGATGCGTAAGCCCCCAGTTAGCAGCTACTTTCAGAGTTTCTTCAGACGTTGGATTCTTATCCGCCATCTGCATCAAAACCGCAGACGATGCCTGCCGAAATGGAGTCTCGCAAAGCGCGTCAATAGCCTGCCACAGTTTCCAGTGCTGGAACGAGAATGTTCGCCCGTCGATAATGCGGGAGGAGATGCGTTTCTTGAGCGCAACAATACCATCGCTTGGCTTTTCTGCGGTGAACTTAGCCTTCAAAGCTTCTTCGGTAAGTCCCCGCTTCTGTAGAATCTCAAGTTCTGGCATCTTGTGTTGTTACCTCATTTAACGATAAAGTAAAGGTCGCACGCAACGCAATAGCACAATGCCACTACTACCAGACGGGACTTGGGAACCCCACATGACGGAGAAACAGCGTCATGCCTACTACCTAAACAAGCGTTACATCCTGCTTTCAGGGCCTCGACTAGCGGGCAAAACCATCGGCGCGGTTCACCGGGTCATTCGGCACGCTTGGGAGACTGGGGATTCCAACATTGGCGCTCGAATCGGGGTGTTTTGCACAACGATCAAAGTGGGTCTTTCCGGTATCTGGGACGACATCTACAAGCTGCTGAAGGTGTGGGAGGGGGAAAACATCGTGGGCGAGGACAATGAGTTCTTCACTGTCACAGGCAATACCCAGACAAGCCGAGGAGCCACGCGCCAGTATTACATGCAGATCAAGAACAAGTACGGCGCAACCTCAGAATTCCAGCTTCATTCCCTTGAGTTTGAGGGTGACGTTGAAAGCAAGTTCCTCGGAACCCGGTTCTCGTGCTTGTACTTCTCTGAGCTTCAGAACTTCCACGAGAGGTCCACTTTTGACATCCCGAAGAACCAGCTTCGCGCATTAGGTATCCCCTACGAACAACACCTTTGGATAGCGGACACGAACCCTCCGGAAGAAGGTGACGCTCATTGGGCGCATCAGGTGTTCTTCGTGGACCCATCGCTAGAGGAGCCGCCTGAGCTGCTGAAAACCGAGGAGGAAATCAAAGACTTCCGGCGCGCTCAGGAGGAAACTGGGCTTGTCCTGTTCTCCATTGACGACAACCCGCTGGCAGATCCCCGAGACATCTCGAACGTCAAACAGACGTACAAAGACGACCCTGAAGGCTGGGCGCGGTTTGTGCTTGGTAAGTGGGTTCGTGGTGTTGGATTCAAGGGGGCCTGGTTTGCAAAAGATTTCGTTTCACGCCGCAGTCAAATTGTCATCGGGGAGGCTGACCCAAGAACTGATGAGGAGGAGTGGGAGGTGATGCTGCCCCAGAAGTCCACAACCATGCTCTACATCGGATTGGACACAGGTGAAACCAACCACGCAGGCGGCATTCTCCAGAAGCGATTCGTCGATGGACGCAGCGTTTGGGACATCCTTGATGAACAAGTCCACATCAAGTCCGAGATCATGCTTTCAGATTTCGGCGAGGTCTTGAAGGCGAAGATGGACAGGCTGGAGAAATACCTTGGGCATTCTGTGGACTGGACGTGTTGGGCAGATACCAGCTTGGAGAAATTCAAGCCGAACTCGGTAGAGGGAACTGACGCCAACATCATCATGGACGCCGTGGATTACAAGTTTCACATCCAGTTCGCCACGGACGCCAAGAAACCGAAGACTGTACGCCGACGCTTAACCCTGTTCATCAACCTGCTGCGCCAGAATCGCCTGTTTGTAAGCGCGAACTGTTTCGAGACGATCAAGATGTTTGAGTCGCTACGAAAGGGGGCCAACGAATTCACGCACATTATGAAGGGCGACCGTCACAAGCACATCTTTGACGCGCTGTCCTACGTGATTTTCTCGGAGATGCTGGAAGATAATGAGCTTCAGGATTCCAACACTCCAGAAGCATCAAAGACCGGAAACGCCTCGCCACTCATCACCGCCTCGTTTGACAAGCCACTGTTCAACAATGGCGCGTTTGGTAGATAGCCTATCAGTCCATGTCATCTTGCGGCACTTGGCCTTATCAAGCCTGAGCAGGTCAACGCCGCACGCTTTGGCAAAGGTGTACGCCACGGAGACACTGATTCCGTCCCAAGTGTCCTTGTTGGAAAGCCTCTTTATGGTGCGCGGATTGAGCCCAGATGCCTCCGCAAGCTCTTGAACCGTCATCGCCCTAGTCCTGTGAGGGTTCCTGGCAACGGCCCTGCACATGAACGGTGGGAACATGTCTAATGGAGTGGGCATAAAAGAAAAGCGGCGATAGGGGAAAATGAAGAAAAACCCTACCGCCGCCACCGACACGTATCTTGTAACAACTGTGACCGACGGGAGAATCGCTGATCTTTTGGATTCGTCAAATGCTTTTTCGCGCCCAGTATCCAAAGATCCGGACAGCCGCCCACATAACAGTTCGCTTCACAAACTTGGTCCCGCACACTTTCATGGCTTCAACAAATACGGCGTCGCAGGTTTTTCTGTCGATGCGCGTTTTGCGATAAAGCCAGTCGTGAACAACGGCTGCGGCGGTGTAGTCGTCGTCCGGTGGGAACAGATTCCAAAGTCCTCGCGGCACGGATGCGAAGTCTGTTTCAAACCCAATGGGAACAGTGATGGGGTTGAGTCTAGACAACACGTCGGACTCGTAAGTCAACGGCTGCATCACCTCCCAGTTGTGGGTTCCAGACTTGCGGACCACGAGATAGCTTAGGAATTTAGGCATGGCCTATGGTACTGGAACCGCTCCTTTTGCAATCCCCTTTGTAATACCTTCCGAAACGGCACCCGCAATAGCCTCGGCATCGGATTTGAAGCCCTTGATTTTGACCTTGGTGACGTTTGTGCCGCTCGTCTTCTCAATTTCCAGCTCGGAGAACTGCTTCGTGAAGATGGTGTTGCGATAGACGGACCCGTCAGGGGTCTTGATGGAGGTGCATCCGGTGAGCGCGGCGACGGCGATGATGGCAATGATAGCTTTCATAGGGATTACAATGGGGGTTTACCGGCGTAGAAGATGGTTCCATACGGCACGACTACCCACTTTCCGCGAACCCCTTGCTGTTCGTAGATTTTACCATCGGGAGTTTGCCATGCCACAAAATGCGTGCGCGGATTGCACGTTGGCGGGTTGTTTGTAACGCACCCAGCAAGCAATGCCGCGAGTGTAAAAATGAGGATGGGTTTCATGTGGGCCATTGCTGAACCATTGGGGTTCCGTTCGTGTTTGTGGCGCAATTTACAGGAATGCCATACGGCCAAGTTCCAACGCCGTATTCACCGGGAAGCGGCCAAGATCCAAAGACGCTCTTGAGTCGGGCGTTAATCATGCCGATGTCGATTCCAGAGATTTGAACCGTGCCGCTGCTGTAGAGCTTCTTTCCGGTGTAATGCCACTGGTGATAGTGGTTTGCGATCATGTAAGCATTCAACTCAGCCTCTTCAGCAGGGTTTGCTGGAGGAAGTCTTACAGGTTCGTCTGGGGGAGTGTTTCCTCCCGGTGGAATTACCATGTTAGTTGTATTTGGTTTTGTCCGCTAGATGTTCAAACCGCCCAAGTTCATACCAGACGCGATGCATGGTCTGCGACACCTGCATTCCAGACTGCTCATCATCCACTGACGCAAGCAACTGGTACTTATCACTAAGCATTCTCAAATCCCCAAGCGCGTCCACCATTCCCATGAGCGCCGAGAGTTCTTCGTCATCAATGACGGTCATCACGCTCGGAATACCTATCACCAGCGACGGGATCGGACACGCCTAAAACACCGACGACTTTTTTCAACTCTAGGCGCTTTTGCAATTCTTCTATCTGAAACCGGATAAGCTTTAAATCGCCCTCCATTCTCAAAATCACCTCAGTTTTTGCGTTGTTGGAATCTTTCAGCTCCTTAACCTCGGATCGCGTCGCTTGGTTCGCCTCCCATGCAACGCCAGCGCCGATGCCAAAGGCTATTAGCTGGAGCCAAAACTTCCAGTCGGGTAGAATTTTGTCGATGTTCCCCATATACTTAACTTTAGCATCATCTAATGGGAGTGAATCGAATGACAACGGAAAGTTCATGGTGGTGATTCTTGTAAGAAAGCGACTAAACCCTTCCAGATAGAGGATTTATGGTTGTTACTGGAGCAATCGACGCCTTTACGCCCTTTTTGTTTGGACCAGTAGTCGCTGGATCTGCTAGGCGAACGATTTCCTTGTAGCTCGTGACCTTGTTTAAGCTGATTTGGAGGCGGAATTTCATGTACTCCATGAGGGTTTCGCTGTCCATCTCACCATCCGTGAATTCTCCAAGCAGCAATGGGTCGTACTTCTCCTCAATCTTCTTCCATTTCGCCAAGTCCTCCATGATTTCAGCGACCGCGATTGCTTTTGCCCCTGTTTGCTGAAGCCAGGCAAAGCTTTTTGCAGCTTTTTCCAGTGCGGCAACGTTTACATTCCTAGCGCCAAGTGAAACAAACGCCTCTTGCGCCTCTTCAGCCGTAGGCTTTAGGGCTGGCGGACACACTGAAAGATCGCCGTGCGCTGAAATCATCAACCTTTATCGTTATCTGCTGTTCGCTCCACAGTCAACCACCGATCATTTCCGGACAACGCCAGCCAGCATTCCGCGTCTTTCAGCTTTGCCTTGACCGGCATGTAGCACCCGCAACCGAACGGACGCATGACTCCGTTATCGTTAAATACGTGCTCTTTATTGAGGCATCGTTTCGTTTTGAAGTCGTAAATGGGGCATGTGTTACATATGCGAATCCTTTGTATAAACGTGCGCCTGTGTGCAAAATCGCTTTTTCGCAATTTCCACATTGCGGACAGCGACATCCAAATAGATTCGGGGCACTTCCATTTAGCCGCCTCACACTGAGCCAACCCTGAGTCAACCAGCGCCGACGCCCACTCTTTCAATCGTTTCAGTTTCATAGTCGCCTATTCACAACTCTTTGATTTGCAGACCGAACAAGTTCAAGCTACCAACAAGTCCGTATGAAGAAAATCATTAACATCATCGCGGCGATTGCAATCTCCACATCCGTCATGGCTGACCCAGCGACGGACTGCTACGTTGGAACTACCAAGGCTTATCCAGATCCCAACTTTATGGGGTGGAGGCCGATTTATCCAATGACGTTCCCAACCAGCGGGGGTGTTACGGCTCTTGTTCGCTATGCGACGATGGCCACCATGCAGGTTGTTGTGAACATTCGCGGCGTCACAAACAGGGTTCCGTTCAGTGTCACCACTACAAACGAGTGGCATTTCAAGATGGACAGTCAAGATGCGTCGGTGACAATCCCGTGGTCGCTGATGTGTGGCAAGACTGGGAATTGGGCTCAAGTGCAGATGTGGCTGATTGAACCTGGAAAGCCTATCACCGACGAGAATATCTACGCCTACGCAAAGGCAACGATTCAGGGTAATTGATGACAATCATTGATCGAAATCACGAACTAGCCAAAGTCCCGCTGCGAGAAATCCAAGGCGTCCGAATCCGGAATCGCCAAGGAGTCTTGTGGCGGGACTTTTCGTCGTGGAAAATCGCCAAGTTCCCACTGGTGAAACTCGGGCTTGTGTGGACTGAGTTGAATGAATTCGGCGTGTTACCGGCGAATGCGACGGATACCGCGAGTCTTCCGGATACCGCGAACACCACCGCTCAATCGGCTCCTGCCACCAACTCTGCGACGCGATGACACACGGCTACGAGACTGAACCCTTGCGAGAGGGGAATACCCAAAGCGGCCAGCACCGGCCAGCGACCGCATACCGCCGCGACCCCCTCCACCAGCGCGAACTTGTCGCATCTGCTGTGGCTCTTGCACACGCCCGCGAGAGTCTGGAAAGCTGGAAGCCATCCGCTCAAACGCACTCCAACCAAGGTCAGCCGCAGCGCGACGAGTCCCAGACAAATTGGCGTTTATGCGCTCAAGCTCGCTTTCGGTTGGTGCATGCCCTAATGCGCGTGAAATTGGATTCAGGTCTTGCCAATCCCTACGCGCCGCCGCAACAGCGTCCTTTGCCACCTTCTCCTCCGAAGACGTGATTCCGCGAAGTTCGTTGTCTTTTTGGATCTTGTCCGTGTGGAACTTGAGCAGTCGCGCCTTCTGGGTTTCGATCTCAGCGTTAGCCTCTTCAACGCCTTTCGCGTCGCCAGCGCGTTCTGCCATTTGAGCGGACATTGCAGCCTCAGACAGCTTGCCAAGGATGCCGGACTTCGCATTCATCACCTGGCCGCCAGCTTGCGAAAGACTCTGCTTAACCGGGATCAACCCAGCATTGTCAGCGGCAGATGCAAACGCATTCACGCCGTTAATGGTCGCCCTAGAAGCAGCGCCATCACCCATGTTACCGGTAATCAACTTGGAAGCGCCAACCATGCTGGACGACTTGCGGAGCAGCCATCCCCAGTCTTCCATCGGCAGGTTCTTCAAGCCCATCAGTGTGTTGAAGATGGTGTTCACGAAGCTGACGCCAAAGATTCCGGATGCGATGTCTGGACGCTGACCGTCGTTCATTTTTACCACGGCACCGCTGTACGGAAGAACACTAAGAGCATCTTTCAAAACGCGAGCAGCAACATCTGACGGCTTTCCTTGCCAGTATTCTTTCTCGAACCCGGTCATCTTGCGGCCAAGAGCATTGTTGAACAGGCGATTTGTAAACTCAACTCCAGCGCGAGCAAAGACGCCAATAGCAGACGCGGCGAGCATTCCGAAGATGATCGTCATCAACTTGCGGAGGGTCGCCTTGAAGCGTTCGCGCCCAGGGCTTGTGGACAACCTTCCGCTGGTGAGCGTTTGCAACATCACGGTCATCACGTTGCTGGAGAACCCGGTCAACGCCTGCATCATCCCTTGGCTTGGATCGTTTTGGGATCGTGTCGGGCGGTTGGTTTGGTTGTTCGCGTTGATCTGACCAACAAATGTGCGGTGAACGGAATCCTCATGGTCGCCCCAGAACGAAACGCTCTTGTCCTTTCCACCGTCGCTGCGGCGGTAGTAGTCCCAAAGCGCCCATTCCAAGTTTGTGCCGGTCAACTTTACCAAGTTGCGAGCTTTTGCCAACACGTCGGCAGCACCAACGCGACCAATCGTTCCAGTAGCTTTGTATTCGTTGGGTTTAACGATAAAGTCTGGATTAGACAGGTCATATTTCATTCCTTTAGCAATCCTGTCTCCAGCCCATTGCACCGCCAGATCCTTAAGGGAATCTCCAATGACGTTCGATTGCCAGATTGCTGTCGCGTTAATAGCCGCGTCGCCAACTGTCAGCAGCGCAAACGTGAGCGCGGATTCAACCGCAGCCTTGCCGGTTTTTAGAGCGGCTTTCGTGTAAAGTTTGCCGCGTTCGTAAGTGGATTTCCCAGCCTCCTGTTCCGCCTTGTTCGCGTAAGTCAACGCCTCCCGCCACGCATTGGTGACAGTCAGTCCAAACGGCTTTGTTTGGGAGAACCCAATGTCTCGGGCGTGTTCCGTGAGGCGCGAATAATTCGCGTAACCGGACGCCTTGGAGATGGTGGAAACGAACTTGTTGCGAACAACCGAGTCCATCATCGACTGAACACTATCCGCAAAACTTGGGTTGGATTTGCGAATACCGTAAAGCGCCGACTTGAATGCGACTGACACCGCCTTGGATGTCTGGTTCATCAATTCGTAGAACGTGTTACGTATAACAACAGCGCCGTACTGGAGAGCTTTTAAAGCCAGCATCGCTCTGCCGTAGCGGTTTAATTGCGACTCAAGAATCAAACCGCCAAACGCGGATGAGAATGCGTTCTGCGCGGCAACGCTTGTTCCGGAAAGCGCGCTGGCGATACCGAATCCAAACAGCGATTTCACGGAGCGGAAGATGACATTCGGCTTTACGTAGTCAGCGCCAAGCCATTGGTCATTCGTCTCAATCATGCTGATGAGGTTGTCAACAACACTCAACGCAAGCTCCTTGTCCTTTGCAAACTCCGGAGAGATGGCGTTGATTTCAGCCTCGGTTCCGCTTTCGAGAACGTGCTTGATAGAACGAAGATTATCAGCCGAGGCGCGAATGGCGTTCTTCAGCTCAACGGTTCGTTCTCCAACAGCTCTAGCGTCCGCGTTCACCATCTCAACCGGAGTAATCGCGCCATAGTTGTAGTAGTTGCTCGGCAGCATCAACTGGGCAGCGGGTCGCGTGTACTCATTGTTTGATGTCTCGTGGTCAATGTTGCTGGCAGACTTCCCGCGATTCACCCCAAGCATCTTCTTCGCGTCGTCGATGCGTGAAAGCGTGCCTGGGTCCACTTGGTTCAACTCCTCAATGATCGTCAGCGAGTTCTTGGCAATCTGGTCAAACTCAGCGTTTAACTGCTCCATCACGTAGGTTCGAGGATCGTATGGAGTATCGCTTGGAAAATGCTCAACAAGGCGATTTGCAAGATCCAGAACCGTCTTGATTTGCTCGACGTGTCCGCCAGCTTCAAGCGCGGCATTCAGCGAACGGTAAGCCATCCGCATCAATGGAGCGGTGGCAATGTTGCGGTCAGATCGAAGCGCGGAGTCCTCGACGTGCGCCTTCAACATGTGGTTGTTTTCAGCCTCTTCGTTAAGAAGCGCAACGATTGGATTATCCGTTTTCTCGCCAGCGTTCTCCCAAGTGATTTTTGATTCAGATCCTTGGTTGTGAAACAGGTTTGCCAGCTTGTCGATGAAAGCATCCCCATTCTGGTTGACCCGTCGCGCCATGCCGTAATCGCCAACGGAACCAGCCTTACGCCGGAACTCAACTCCTCCAAACTTTTGAGCCTGACCTTTGCCGTATTTCTGGGCAATCTTGATGAGCGCCATGTCGCGCAATTTCGCCCGCTTCATCAGGTCAATGTCGGCCTGAGTTACAACATGCCCCGTGTAAAGCGTGTCTCCAACCTTCAGCAATCCAAAGGCGCGACCACGGTTTGCCATTGGGTTGAAGATTTCCTTACGGTACAGGTCATAGTTGCGACCGACAGTCGGGTGAGAATCCATCGCCGCAGTCCGAAGCTTTCCAATCTCAACGAAGATCGGATTGTTGCGAACGGTTTCGATCTTCAGTTTAGCATCTCCGTAGAGCTGGAGAGCTTTGCGAGCGACTCCTCCAAACACATTCGGAATCTGGCGGATGGTAGCGTCAAGCTGTGTGAACCACTCCACGGTTTGCATTAATCCATTGCGGGAGTTGTCCACATTCAGCACTGGAGAGAACGCGGTGGCATCCAAGATTGCCGGAAGCTCGTTCTGTAACGCATGCTTCAACCCCCGATAAACAGCCGAGTCATAACCAAGCGCGGTTGGCGACGGCGCTGTTGGGTTGGTTTGAGCGTTTGCGTAAGCCGCCTCATAACCATCAACGTAAGCCTGAGCAGACTCGTGGTATTCGTGCAGCTTTTCAGCCACCCGCCGCGAATATCCTTTGGTTGCAGAATCTCCGCTGCCAATCGCGATAACCGCCTGCTGCTCTGTTCCATCCGGCATCTTGAACCCATTCAGAGAAAACTGCCCATTGGCGTCGATGGACAACGCGGGCTTCATGAACGAGCTGTCAGACTCCTCAACGGTTTGACGACCCTCAACAAACACCGGGCTGGTTGCAACTTTGTCAAACAGCGCCTTGGATTCGCGCAGTGTTTCGATTCGCAAGCGCAAGTCGTCCAGCTTCTTCTTGGTATTGCGAGCCGATGCGATCAGCTTGCTTCGTTCGGATTCAGTTCGATCCGACAACTGCTGGAACAACTCTTCCGCGATGTCGCCTTCGTTTCCAATAGCCGCCGTTGCGATAGCTCGGAGTTGGTGAGCCGCAAGCTTCTCGTTCCCTGCGTCAGAAAGCGCCATTACAGCGTTCCGAATGGCTGGAGCCTCAAGTAACGCCTCCTTGATGGAATTCAGCGTTTCGTCACCAACGCCCCAGTTATTGCCGGACAGATTCTTCAGGTCTGGCATTTCGCTTGGGTCCATTCCAAAGCGCATCCAGTCCAGCATCTTTTCCGCCATGATTGCGCGGTCGCCCGTTGCCTGGGAGAGCGCCTTTGCAAAAGACCTAAGCTGAGACTTGTTCTGGTCAAACCACGCAAGCCATTTTGGATTCAGTCCGCCCGTGAATTCGTCAGGGCTGTTTGTAGTATCTGCCGAGAGTGCCTTCTTGGCATCTTCCAAAACGATGTCGGCGTAAGCCTTCTCAGTTTCAGCATCGCGCAATTTTCCCGTCAGCCGGTCAATTTGACGCTGAAGCTTTTCCTCCTCCATTGAAAGGAGTGAGTCAACAGTTGAGCGGTGGTAATCAAACTCGCGGTAGAGGCTGGACAAGCGAATGACAACGCTTTGCTTGCGATCATCCGGAATCAGCGGGTCAGCCAAGAACTCGGCGGGCGTTTGATTCGCCAACTCGGGCGTCTCCTCGATCAGATTGCGAAGTTCCTCAACCGGCCCAGTAATGGCGGCGGCAACGTTCTGCTGCTTCAATGCATCACGCTTCGCCTTGAGTTCGATCTGGGTTTGCTCCTGCGCGATAATCTCGTTTGCGCGACCAACAACATCCGCGTACTGCTTGCTGCTGATTTTCTTCTGCAAGTTCGCAGACGACTTCTGCAAGAATGCAATCGTTGCGGCGTATTTCTTGGGGGCCTTTGCAAGCTTCTCGGCGGCGGTGTCAACTTGCTGCTTCTCGACGATGGCCTTCTTTAGCTCACGGGCACGACCTTCAAAACCAACGCGCTTCTGGAGATCCTGAACGGCGGCTCCTGACAAGCCAAGAGACTCGGCAATTTCAGCCAGCGACGGGCTTTGCGGGTCGTTTGGAATCTGATCCAGCGGAATGTCCCGAGCCAATGCGACTTGCTTTACTTGGTCATGCAGCCCTCGCAAATCGGTACGCGCCATCCGAAGTTGCTTCTGGTACAGACTCTCCTCTTGCAGCTTGGAGTCTGCTGATTCGTTCGACGCGACGAACGGTTCTGCGGCTTGCGCTATCGAACTAGGCTCCTCTTTTCCAGAGAGAACGCCATGCAGGTCTGCGATGATGGATTTTTCGAGTCCGGCACTGTCCAGTTTCGCATCTGGAAACTTGGTCTTGGCGTATGCGATGGCGGAACGAACTGCGGCGTCTACGGCTTGTCCGGCGCGGATGGCGGCCTTAGCGGTTTTAAGAACTACCTTTGCGACACCAACCTCAACCCCAAGAAACAGGGAGGAGTTGATATTTTGGTTCAACCCCTTATCAATAGCATCCAACTTGTTGTAGGCCTTATCCGCGTTCGATAGCTTCTTTTGCGACTTTTTAGCGGGCTGTTCCATTGAAACGCTAGCAGCGGTCGCTTCGTCTGAAAGTTGACGCCTAGCCTCCAAATCGTCGGTGAATTTCTTAAGCTTCGATTGGAGCGCAATGAGCGGGTCCAAGTCGGAATCCAAAGCATTCGACTGGATGGCTTGGTTGATCCGAGAATTGACAAGCTTTTGAATCGCCGGGGCCGATTGCTCCAATTGCAAAACCAGCGACATATCGGGCTTTGCTTTTGGGTCATCAAGCGCATTTAGCGTTTGCATTGCCGCATCCAAAACACGCTGCTGCTCTGGGTGTGCTTTCGGGATCGGTCGCCGCGTCTGTGGCGAAAGAATCACCGCATCCACTGGGGATGTTTCCGATGTGGTATTTTCAGAGGTCCCTATTCCAGATGTCGCATTGGGCGCTTTTGAAGCCCTAATGATGGCATCGAATGGGGTTTCTCCGGAAGCAGGCTGAACGTCGTAAACCCCGGCGCTTGTTTGAGCTTCAGGAATCTTCGCCGCGTATTCAGGCGCGTATGACGTTGCCGGGCCAACAAGTCCAGACTCCACGTTTGAGCGACCTTGCCTCTTTCTAGCCTCGGCTGCGATTTGAACAG